TGCTAATGTCGAGGCTGGTGAAGGCACTGATCTGGCAGTAAAGAACGCAAGATTATCAACACAGTCAACTGATAAAGACATTAAAGCAAGAGGGATTACTTACAGTGCAGACAAAGTAGCTAGTGACAATAGCGAATGGATTACTAACAATATGGGCGGAAACATTGTTCAAGACGCTGCGGTTAAGTTTAAGTTTGAAACTCTAGTAAGCAACATGGTTGTAAATCAAGGCTGGAATCTAACTAAAGCAAGAGAGGCAGCCTCACTTAAAGTTGATTCGCAATACGGTGACTTTAATGGCAATGTTGTTTATATGTCACCTAACAAAATCCCTGCTTACAAAGCTGTAGATGGGACAGGCGAATGGGTAAATAAAGACTTCATGAAATCTCTTGCTGACTTAGGATTGATTGATAGTCAAATAGATTCAGCAGGCGCTAGAAATTTCTATTTAGTTCCGGTGGACGGAAAAGAAAACGATATGTTTCCCGTATCTGGCGCGCCAATATACAGCGTTATGAAATTTACAGACGAAGGGCCAGCAATTGTAACTGACAAATATGGCAGTCCTCAGATCTATAAGCCGTCTTTGACATCGAAGATAAGACAGAGCCAGACGTTAATGCCTGAAGCTAAGCAACGTATATCTGAAAAAATCATAAAAACTATGAGTAAGAAAATTGCAGCAGACAATGCTGGTGAGGTTGGGCCGTTAGGTATAACCAATAAAGCGGGTATAGAGCAGGAAGCTGAAGCAGAAGCAAGAAGAATGTTTGACGCTGGAGAGCTTACAACAAGTGAAATAGAGAAGATGTTAAGTCCAGAGGAGTTCGATGTATTCAACCTAAACATAGAATCTGCTAACGCACGATACATAGGTGAAAACTAATGCCTATCGTTAATGACAAGAACGAAGTATTAGCACCAAATCAGCTAGAGGCATTACCGCCCGCTATTGGCGGCCCTGACTTCTCTACCGTTCTAGGCGCATCTATTAGGCAAGACACAATACTAGGAAACTTTTTCTCTAAGAACACTGGCTTAGGTGCAGGAGAAAGAGAAGAAGGTTTTAATATATTTGAATCAATGACTAAAGGTGAGGCAGAGGACGATCAATTTAGAAACAGGGCAATGGAGATTAACAATAACTATGAGCTTAATTTGCTTAGAAAGAATCATGCGCTAGAGCTAAAGGACAGAGAAATACTAAGCAGTAGCCCCGGTTACGCATTTACAGCAACCTTAATATCTCAATCTCTTTTAGAGCCTATTAACCTTGTCCCGATACTAGGCGCAAGCAAAGTTATTCAAGCAGCCAAAACTGGTAAATCATATCTGAAAGGTGCTGGCGTTATAGCTGGTCTAGAGGCTGGTGTCATTGGTGTCCAAGAGGCCACGCTACTCAATCAACAGATAACAAGGACAGGGCAGGAAGCTGCGACTAATGTTGCTGCTGGAGCTTTATTTGGTGGCGTTCTCGGTTTGCCGTTTATTCATAATAATATAAAAAATATAAAGATAGCAGAGTTAGAGTTCAAAGATGCTATGAATTTTGAGGTTAAGGGTGAGCTAAGCATATTAAGTACGGAACAAATAAAAGATGCTGGTGCAGCAGAAACAAAAATAGTAACCAGTCCTGACGAAACAATTGCTAGTGGTGGTGAGGTAACAGGCAAAGCTGTTAAATGGCTATTAAGTAAGATGCCTTTTGACCCATACTCAAGAACAGCCGTATCAGAATCTAAATCTGTAAGAAGGTTTCAGCAGGAGCTAGTGGATAGTATTCTTGAAGTTGATGGCGGAAGTGTTATATCTGTCGAAAACAAAATCCAACAATGGAACGTAAAGTTCTTTAATGCTGCTAAATCACATAAGGAAATTTACGACCAATACATTCAACGTGAAGGTAAAGGTTTAGGCGACAAGATTCTAGGAGAGAGAGAGTTTGATGAGCTTGTCGGTAAGGCCGTTGCTAATGGCACTGATGATGATCTTATAGAGAAAGCTGCCAGCGCATGGAGAGAGCAGTTCTATGAGCCACTAAAGCAGGCAGGCATTAAAGCTGATCTCCTTGATGAAGATGTAATAACAGAAACATCTAAATATTACCGAAATAGAGTCTACAACGTAGAAGCTATCCTGAGTGAGACAAACGCTGGCGGAGAAACGTTTACTGATGTAGTGGCAAAATGGCTACAAGCTGAAAATGATAAGAAGGTGGCGTATCAAGGAGCGCTCAACGAGCTTGTTGATAACTTTGAAGGGACAGCTAAAAATCTAGCTTCTAATCAGAAGGCATTGGAAACAAAAGCTGCTCAACTTGAAAAGGCCGAGTCTGACTTACAGCAATTGCGCAAGAATAATGAAGCTGAATACAAAAGAGCGATAGAGCTTAGAAGTCAAAGGGAAGGTGAAGTTCCCACACTAGAGGCAGAGAAGGTCAAGATAGAAGGCCAGATCGAAATACTTCGGGCCGAACAGCAAAAGACCAAAAAGAGAGGCGGAATTAAACCGCTGCAAGATAAGCTAAAAGAAATAAATAAAAAGCTGACAGATGAAAAGAGAAAGCTAAGAGGCACAGAGAAAGGTAAGAAAGGTCAGCAGCGCGAGGCAGGCACATTCAATACTGCAACTAAAAATAAGCTCACAAAAGCTGACAAAAAAGTTAGTGGATTGAAAGCTGATATAGAAAGACTAGAGGCTGATATTCAAGCCAGAACAGATAAAGAGTTAGAGTTCAACCAGCGTGTTGAAGATATTATATCTGCACTGCCATCTAAGATCGGTAACGAGGTCAGGTCTAAGCTCAAGGCTGATGGCAAGGTCACGCCTAAAGAAAGAAAGAAAGCTATAAAAGCTATACTTGATGCCAAGTATGGTGACTTTGACGAGCTTGACTTCCAGTACAGGGCAGAGGAGATTAAGAATAGGATTACGTCAAGTCCAGACGCAACACTAGAATACTCTGACAAGAGTAGAATGTCAGATGGGTTTGATCCTAAGCCAGAGAATAGAGGCAAATCAGCTCCATTCCGCGCAAAGACGTTTACAATACCTGACGAGTTAATTCAAGACTTTATTGAAAATGACATCAACTTGTTGGCTCAAAGACATCTTATGAATGTAGCGCCCGATGTTGAGATTAAGCGTCAATTCGGCTCTCTTGATTTAGAAGATCAATTCCGTGAAATTAATGAAGATTACGCAATCTTAATTGGTAAAGCGGCTGACGGCAAAGCAAGAGCTAAGCTGGAAAAAGCTAAAGCTAAAGACCTTCGCGACTTGAAAGTTATGATAGATAGGATGCGCAATGTGCATGGTAACTTTGACCCTAACAATCCGTGGCATAGAGTAGGTAAAGCATCCAGAGACTTAAACTACATGAGACTGATGGGTGGAGTAGTTGCATCATCCATACCTGACCTTGCCAGAATAGTTATGTCCAATGGACTAGCTAAGGCTTTTGGCAATACCGACAAGTTTGCTTACGCAATGGAAAAGCACAAACCGTTTCTAGATGAAATTCAATCCTACGGTATAGCTATAGATTCGCTTATCAATGGTAGAGGGAGCTTAATTGCTGACATACAGGACGTAACTAGAGGTGGCACTAAGTTAGAGCGGGCGCTAAGCACTGGCGCTAGAAAGTTCTCAAACATTAACTTAATGAATCAGTGGACAACATCGGTTAAGTTTGTGCAGGCACTAACTATGCAGACAAGAATCGCTGATGACTTAGTAGCGGGCAAGATACCGAAAGAGCTTAGCAGGCTAGGAATCAATGATGAGCAGGCAAAGGTAATAGCTGGACTTATCAAGAAGCATGGTCAGAAGCAAGACGGAAACTGGATGGCTAATCGTCATTTATGGGACGACCCGCAATCAGAAGAGTTATGGGCTGGAGCACTTAGGCAGGAAACAAATAGGGTTATTGTTACTCCCGGTCAAGAAAAGCCTATTATCATGTCAACACAGGCAGGCCAAACCTTATTCCAGTTCAAGTCATTTATTATGTCCGCCCAGAATAGAATACTTTTTGCTGGACTTCAGAAGCAAGACGAGTACCTGTACCAAGGCTTAGTTACTATGGTTGGATTAGGTATGATGACGTATATCTTTAAGCAATGGAACGCTGGCAGAGAAGTCAACTATGATATTGAAAATCTAATAATAGAAGGTATTGATAGAAGTGGTGCGCTTGGTATTATTATGGAAATGAATAACATGCTTGAAAAATTATCAGCCAACAACCTTGGCGCGAGAGCGCTGGCAGATGTAACAACAACGTCAAGCAGGCAAGCGGGAAGAAGCGTCCTTGAAAGTGCGGCTGGCCCAACTTTTGGTACGGCAGGGAATCTAGCCAAAGTCCTATCAGGGCTTACAGGTGAAGGTGAAATGACTGCATCAGATAAAAAAGCATTTTCAAGACTAATACCAACGCAAAATGTTTTCTATCTTAGGCGTGGGTACGATAAACTTAATGAACAGATTATTGGAGAAGATTAGATGTCCGCAACAACAATTATAGTTAATGATGTAGAGCCTAGACGGCAATATACTGCAACAAGCGGGCAGACTGTCTTTGACTTTCCGATCCCATTTTTTAATGATGCAGACTTACAGGTATACCTTACACCGGTAGGGCATCAGTCTAGTGATACCGCTGACATTCTTGTGCTGACAACTAATTACAGCGTAGTAGGTGCAAACACACAGGACAGTGGAGAAATAACACTTGTTACTGGCGCGACTACAGGCGATGTAATTACCATTGAGCGCGTAGTAAGCATCTCTCGATTGACAGATTTTCAAACTTCAGGTGACTTGCTTGCTGAAACAGTAAACAGGGAGCAGGACACGGAGATATTTATATCTCAACAATTAAGAGCGGACATTAACAGGTCTTTCCGCTTACCGATCACAGATACGTCAGCAGCGTCACTTGTTCTACCTTCACCAACAGCTAACTATGTTATAGGCTGGAACAGCACAGGCGATGCAATTACAAACTTCCAAGAGATTGGGCAGTATCAAGGGACAGACGCAACAACAACAACAATGAGCTACGCTGTACGGGACTTGCTTAAATCAACAACTGCTGGTCAACTTGATAATGTTTATATCTGCATACA